TACCCTGTTTGTGTAGAATATGACATGACTGAAATAATTTCTTATCTTTACGAGAAGCTACACCAATACGAGTTAATGTTTCTCTTACTTTAAGAAAATCATCTGGCTCATTTAAGTGAATCTCAAACATCTGCGTTGGAGACCACTCTACTAAATTATTTTCTTCCACCTTTGTTCACCTTCTTTTTTATTATAGTTATTTGTTCAGGTGATAGAAGGGGCAGGATTTGTTTAGCTTTTTCGTTGCTATAGCCATAGTATTCTTTTACCACTTCAATATCACGTTCAGTTTCAGGTTTTATCCATTTCGAAAAACGTTTCCGCTTACGAATTGTATTTATAAGAAAGTGATATTGAAGTTTTTTATCTATTTGGTGGTATTGATTTACCACATTAGCAAGACCAACAGTGTCATTAAAATAAGAAAGACTGCGATTAATAAGATAAGAATTGTATCCTCGCTCATCTATATCGTCCTCCATTATGTCTTTTTTTGTAGAGTTAATACTATTTAAATATTCAAACGGATTCATTGAAAATTCACTTGTGCCATAATCTCAGTCAGGCATGCCACCACGTTCAGTTCATGATCAGCCACAAATGCATCTTTATACTGATAGTCAGCAAGTATTAGAACAAGCTGAGGTATACTTTGAGGCTGCACGGTTTCATGCATATTATCATAAAGGCCTCTAAAAATAGAAGAGGTATCTATATCCATATGGTTAACGACCCAAGACCTCATCTTCTTAAAGTCCTTAGCCTTTAGATGTTTACTTAAATCATTAAAACTATCTATACTTGAACTACTTTCATCAATAGATGAACCCGCAATAGAGCTTCTTTGGGACTCATTAATCACACGCCGCCAATCTGGAGCGTGTTTCATGATTAAACCGGCTAGACCCTTGCTAGTAAACGATACGCCTTCTTTATAGAGAATATCAGCAAGCCGGTCCATAAAGTCACCGCAAAGCTGAGCCATATCTTTTTTACTTGTTTTTAATTCATACGCGCCGCACCGAGAGTGTAAAGGCTCAATGATTCGATTCTTAAAGTTACAAGTAAGAATAAATCGACAATTATTCGAGAACTCTTCGATAAATCCACGAAGGGCTGGTTGCGTGGATTGTGGATTGAGGTAATCAGCCTCATCTAAGATACATACTTTATATCCTCCGGTTAATGAAACCGTTGATGCAAACTGTTTAATTTTTCCTCTGAGTGTGTCGATATTACCTTCTTCTGAACCGTTAATTATAATATAGTCAAGCCCTAGCTCATTGCATAGGGCTTTTGCTATAGTAGTTTTACCTAAACCGGCAGAGCCGGTGAACAGCATATTAGGCAGCTCACCGGTCTCTACGATACTCTGAAATGTCTTTTTTAACGAAGACGGTAGTATAGTTTCAGAGATTTTTGTTGGACGATACTTTTCAACCCAAAGAAAATGATCTTTGTTCATAATATAATAATACCTTTTTATTCAGATTCGGCAGCCTGATCTTGTTGATGCGTTTCGCACATGCTGACCATTTGTGTACATTGATCGCGTAATTGGCCAAGGGTAGATAGCTCTTCACCTTTAATAGCGCCACGTTGTACCATAGTATCTACTACTGCAATAGTAGATCTAGAAATACGGTTAGCTAGCTCGTAAACAGGATTATGTGACTCATGGGCTAATTTTACTTCATCTTCTTTTGACATTTTATTCTCCGTAGGTTGATGTCTTTTCAAGTGCAACCCAGTAGGTTACGTTGCTGTTTTGACTTTTAAATTCTGAAATGAGTTTAGATGATATCTTGACGTCATATGAGTCAGTCACCATCTTTAGACTTGAAATATTTAAAATAAATTTAAATTGTTCGCTAGTATATCCTCCATCTACTTCAATTGAATATTCGTTAGCAGTAGTATTCTCTGGATCAAAGATCGAAAGTTTAATAGCTCCGCTAGAAGCTTCTACTGCAACTTGACTATTACCCAATACACTCGACCCGCGTTTTAACGAATTTAACGTACCCTCATCTAAGGTAAACCAAACATCAGCTTCTGGCATAGTTATAGGTTTACTTGGTGTCGTGAGCATCTCTGTATCAGAATAGAAGTACTTAATGTTCTCACGGCCGCTTTGGCTCTTAATAACCATATGTGTATCTTCAAAATTAACATTAGGCTTATCAACTAATCCTAACACATTTAGGAACTCTTGTAAATCATAAATTCCTACAACAGCGTCAAAAGTTTCAGTCAGATCTGCTTGGGCCAGAACGTTCTTAGCTTCTGATACTGTAAGTAAAGTGTTCCCAGGCTTAATAACAATATTACTATTGATACCAGCAAAGTTCTTGAGAACACTGACAGTATTTGCACTTATTTCCATAATTAATTACCTTTGATTTTACTGAAATTCTTTTCTTTATAGACTTCGATTTTATTATCAAATCTTCCGTCTAGCATTTCACCCTTATGTGATATTACAAAGACATTGGTATCATCGCCAAGTGTCTGTATAATTTTCATTAGATTGTCCACTCCTTCATAATCTAGTGATGAGTCAAAAGTCTCATCAAGCATCAACAGATTAGTTGACACGCTATTTTTCATCTTAGCAATCTGTCGCCACGTGAAAAGAAGCGCTAAATCAATACGCTGTTTTTCACCTTCAGAAAAGGAATCATAAGAGAAGTTATCCCTATGGCGTGATTTAATTGTCTCGGAAAAGGCTTCGTCTAAATAGAAAGAGACGAAGAAGTCAAGCACTTGTAAGTACTTATTTACGAGGTTATTTATAACAGGTAGATATTGCTTTATGATTTTTGTTTTGATGCCAGTATCTTTTAGCATCTCCAGTATAACAGTATTATAACTCAAACTTTCATTAATGTACAATCTTTTTTCAAATAAATCATCTTTTAATTTTTTAAGGGTTTCAAGCTCATCACGCGATTTACTTAGATCTCCTCCAGATCCCCGTATCTGTTCGATCGAACTATTGATAGATGCAATCTGTTCCTGTAACCGACCAATTGTTTTATTGTTAGAAGTAATAATAGAGGTTTTGTCTCTAATTTCGCCTGCGGTATTTGTGAGCCTTTCAATAGTTGACTCCACAACAGCCGCTCTGTCACTGACATCACGTACGGCACTACTAAGTTTACCGGCTTTTTCTTTAGCGGCTTCCAGTTTGATGTCTCTGACGTCTGGACTAATATCTTGGGTACATGTGGGGCATGTATCATTCTCTTCGTAGAACTTCGTTTCTTTGACCAGTGTTTTGATTTTTTGATTGAACTCGGCTTGGTAGTGTAATAGGCTTTGCCGTTTGTCGTGGTTTTCTTTGAGGCCTTCTTGGAGTCCATCGGACCTTTCTTCGATTTCAGCTGATAATGAAACATTTTCACGTTGAAAGGAATCAATCTCTTCTTGTGCATTGCTGATGTCTGTTTCTTTACTATTGATTTGCTCAACTGACAAAGCCTCCACTTCTTTAATATATTTATTCTGGAGATCAATCTTTTCTTTATTTAGATCTGCATCATAGTCTACACCTTTAAGATCATCCTTGAGAATACTATTTTTTTCTTTTAAAATCTGATTCATTTTAGAAAAGACATTAATGTCCAGAAGATCCTCGATAACATCACGCCTATGCTGTGCAGGGAGCTGCATGAAAGGAATGAAGGAGGAAGATCCAAGCACAACAATTTGGTGGAACGACTTATGGTTCAATTTGACGATATTTTGTTCGAGGATCTTCTGGTACTCTTTGGCATGAGAAGACTGATTCATCATAGAATCGTCCTTCCATATCTCAAAGAGCGACGGCTTGATCCCACGTTTTACTCTAAAGTTAGCTTTTCCGATAGTAAATTCTATCTCAACAACGCATTCTTTATTGTTAATTGTGTTCACAAGTTGTGGCTTATTAATGTTACGATGAGGCTTACCAAACAAGGCAAACGACATAGCATCTAGTAGTGTAGACTTACCTGAACCGTTAGCACCTACAATGAGTGTAGATGAACTACGATTGAGATCGATATTTGTAAATTTATTACCTGAAGATAAAAAGTTTTTGTATCTTAGTTTAGTAAATATTATCATGCAACTTCTAGGGCCTGTGCTTCTGTTAGTAGATTACGCATATTAGTCTTTAACTTATCTTTGTCAAGGACCGTATCCGTAGCGTCAATGTAACTGTCAAGGAGTTCGCCAGTATCTTCTACTGATACGGCTTCGTCATCGACATTTGTACCAAGAAACTCATCAAAGTTCTCGGCAATCTTTAATTCGTATATAGGTCTATCT